CATCTGAAGGTGAAGATGTGCCGTGGGCAAAGATGTACTCCCACGCATTCCAAGGTCCTGGTGGATGGTATATTGAAAACTCTTTGACCACTAATGGTGGCAAAGATCCCGTGTCAGAATATAATCGTGAACTGTGGAACAGCGGTATTGACTCCGATAAAGATACTGTTCGTAAGCAGAAGCGCAAACTGTCTTACTATGCCAACATTTATGTTGTGCAGGACAAAGCAAATCCACAGAATGAAGGTCGTGTCTTCTTGTACAAGTTTGGTAAGAAGATCTTTGACAAGATCATGGAAGCAATGCAACCTGAGTTTGAAGACGAAACTCCTATCAATCCTTTCGATTTTTGGCAGGGTGCTAACTTCAAACTTAAACTCAAGAAGAAAGATGGTTATTGGAACTATGATGCTTCTGAGTTCGATCGTCCTTCTCCTTTGCTTGATGATGACGATGCACTAGAAGGAGTATGGAAAAAGCAATATTCTCTTGCAGCAATTACTGCTCCGGATCAATTCAAAACTTATGAGGAACTTGAAACACGTCTGAAGATGGTTTTGGGACAGAAGTCTCGTAATGTTGTTCGTGATGAATCTTATGAAGATGAAAGTGAAGGTCGCGGATCCTTTACACCTAACTTTGAGTCGAGTAAACCTCCTGCACCTGCAGCAGACTTTAATGCTCCGGACATCACTCCAACCAAGTCCGTTGACTCTGATGAAGATGATGCTCTTAGTTATTTCCAGAAACTCGCTGAGAGTTGATTACTGATATATTCTAATATTATCTCCTCTCTTTAAGGTGCTGTTCCTATACTGGGCAGCACCTATTTTATATGGCATGATAGTAGCAATATCATCTTGAACGATGCGTAAATAATCTGGTTTTAGAATTAATATATTTCTTTTTTTCTCTTCTTCTATAGATTCGTATTCGTAGTTTGTTATTGGTGTAAGTAAATCTGTTGATGATATCGTAGAATATTCCTCTAAAATCTCATCAAAAAACTCAAAGTAGAATGAATTTCCAGACCCAATAATATCATAAACAGTGAATAACACTTCCTCTCTATTAGAGGTGCTCATCACAGGATTCAGTACTGTGGGAACAGTATCGAGTTCATATGTGAAGGAAATAACCGATCCACTAATAGAAGTAGTACCAGTTACAACAAATTTACCATTATATACAGACTCAGATACATTTTGAACATTAACTTGATCACCAACAGTGAGATTGCTGATGCCATTATTCATTGTGATGGTAACAACTCCATCGGAGTTAGAAAAAATCTGAGAGATTTTATTATTTGATATTTGTATAAAGTTACCGTTTGTTCTCCATGTATTTGGAGATCTTAAACCGCCAGGTAGAACTATCGCACCAGAAGAATCCTTAATTTCTTTAGTTTCATAGTGATGAATATCAGAATATAATTTTTCGTAAGTGCCATATTTTTTTAACATGACCTCATCAAATACTTGTTGTGGTAATGGCCACTCAGATTGTACATTTAGTATGTTATTAGCAAGTAAAATAACCCAATCTAATGTAGAGTCTTCATAAAACTTAAATGCGACATTATCGGGTCTTTCATCTCCCTTAATTGAGTATTTTTCAAAAAGAGATAAATTTCCAAAAATATCATCTCTCAACTTTCCTCTTTTGAAAAGATTTTTTACTGGGGTAAAATTTGATATTCCTTTACTGTCATCGTCTCTTGAGACGTATTCAAAATCCGGAACTTGTCTGAAGTATGATGCCATTTTAGAATCCTATGCTGGTATCTGAGTTTTGATCGATTGCCGTGTAGTCATCATCATAGAGAGGTTCAAGTTCACTGAAGGTTAATCCTAGATTGTATTGAACCATTGCACCATCTTCATAAGTAGAAAAATTTCCTAATGGCGTATAATCTACAGTACAAGCAGTCAGAGCACATTCTTTAATTTTATTCATCCAAGGATGAGGTTGTCCGTCCCTTGCATAAACGTAGGAGATTGCAAAAGTATTGGGTGATTTTAAATAAAGAGAAGATTTTGCTCTCTTTACGGTCATACCCTGCTTGAAGAATCTAATAATTTTTCTAATTGCTTGTGCCTCTCTGTTTTCTCTTGCAGACATAACAAAATTAAAACTGAATGTTCTCAATTGAGGTCCATTGAAAAGAAGTTCAAGATTGGGGTTGACAATAGCACCTGTAGTTCTTGTAAAAAGACTTTTACTATCAGCACCAACTGCCGCAGCTGCCAGACTACTTACTATTTGCTGTTTGACTCCTGCTGAATTGGCTTGAATAGTATTACCTATATTCTGTGCAGATGACTCTGCACCTGCAACCCCCGCATTCATCACTGATTCCGCTGCAGCAGCAAAATTAGCTTGAATTGCACTAAGTTGATTTTCTCCCCAATCAACATTATTCTGGTCTTGTATTCCAGATTGAATTGGTAGGGTAACGGTTCCCATGGGAACTCTATCTTCCGCCTTTGTTCTTCCACCAAAATTTACACCCATTAAATTCTCTCCTCCAGTTCCAGATCCACTCGATGTTGATAGACCTTTTGGTTGATAACGAACCATTGAAAACTGGATGTAATCTTGTTTGGTGGTTGCTAATTCTAAAGGATAAGTTGAATGACCATAATCTGATCTAACCCCACCCTCTGCATCCTCAGTCTGCGCTTGTTCTGCTTGTGTTGCTTGCCCTGGATCTGTTTCATCTCCTTCTGTAGTTTCAACATTTTTATTGCTATCAAGGAGTTTTGCTTTTTCTGATGGGGGTACTCCTGCTTTGTCTGCTGCTTTGTTTATATTTGCATCAACATTTTTATGCATAGCTCCTTGAGGATCGCTAAGTTCTTTTTTTAAACCAGCACCCGCTACATCATCGTCAAAAGTATATGTCTTTCCGCCATCATTCGAGGTTGCAGCCTTTTGCCACTTATTATCTTTAATTATATAAACATCTGTGGTTGAGGTTCCATCAGGATTTAATTTAGTTGCAGAGGCATGATAAATTCCTGTTCCTGGATTAATTACTTTTTCCCTGGTAATTACTCTGGCACCTCGGGGGTTGAATGTTTCCGTTTTGGTTTCTCTGCCAACAAACGTCCGAGATTGTCCACTACAAATACTCCCCTCCGGACATGGTGGTTTACCTGGAACGCCGCTTGTTTTTCTATTTGCTGATCCCATTGAACGAGGTTTTTATTTATTTAGCACCAATTTTCCATATTGTAGCGAGACTAGATCATCAAGTTCAGTTCTATTTACAATGTATACTTGAGTTCCCAGTTCTTCCCAAGTATATTGCCTGTACTCACCATGATGAAAGTTAAGACCACGAAATCCCCAGGAAAATATCTCTGTCACTGCAACAAGGGGATGTTGATCATATTCAATATTCGGGGTTTTTGCATAATATTTAAAAGTACAAATATTTCCCTCTTCTGGTATAGGTGTTACTGTATCATTCAAAGCATACATTATAAGTTCCATTCTATCTTCAACATTTGTTTCCGATTGAATGTCTTGTATTATTGGTTCTATACGATTCATTTGATACCCAGTTCGTCTTCTGTGATAATCTTAAATTCTAATTTTCTGTCATCACACCATTCTTTCGCCGCTTTCCATTTTGCCTGATTAACGGCATAAGTTTTCATTTCATATAAGTATGATTTTGTTTGCCTCTTTGGTTTTTTAGGTGGAGAACATTGTTTTTTGGGTTTCACTTCAATGACGTATGTTTTTATCTTACCGTCTTTTTCTTTAACCTTTATTAAATAATCTGGAAAATATCTATGAACGCGATTATCTATTGGCGAAATATATCCGATGCAAAATTCTTCTGATGCCCATGAAATTATGTTTTCATTGTGATCACACCAATAAGAAAATTTTCTTTCCCAACTACTTCTACAAATTATATTATTTGGATCTCCCTTATATTTCTCTGGATACGATGGTTTATAGATGCTTTTAATACTTTCTGCCATTTTCCATTATACATAATAATAACGGTTAAAAACTATTTATAGATGGCAAATCCAAAGCCAGTAAATCCCAGCATAAGAAAAGTAGAGGACATTAAAAGGAATTTATTGCATCCTGCATTAACTTCCCATTTTGAATGCTCTTTTGTCATTCCCGATTCATTTCCATCAGAGAGACAAGGTACGCCAAAAAGATTTATTGAGTTAGTTACTCCTGCAGATACGGATCTATTAACATTATCTTGTTCCGAAGCATCTCTTCCAGGATCTAATCTTGCTACCAATGAATTGAATAGTGATTTTACTGGAGTAACACAAAGACATGCACATAGAAGAATATATGATGATCGAGCAGATTTTACTTTTTATGTAAATAAAGACTACAATCAGATACTTGTATTTGAAAGATGGATGCAATTTATATCTGGTGAACAAGTAGCAAATTCATATGAGTTAAATCAGAGTTATCGTATGATGTATCCAAAATCATACAAAACCACAATGTTCATTACCAAGTTTGATAGAACTGCAAGGTCAATTACAGGACGTAACATCAATTCAAATGGAAAAACATATGCAAGTTCCGGAATTAAGTATACGTTCTTTAATGCATTCCCAATATCAATAACATCGATGCCAGTTTCTTATGATGCATCAAATTTATTGAAATGCACGGTTTCATTTACATATGATAGATATGTAGTTGACAATTCAATAATCCCAGCAAGTCCTCCCAGCACACCAGCACAGGAAACAGCAAAAGGAGTTCCCGATCCAAACAAAAGTCAATATCCTCTTGGAGAAGATGTTCCATCAAAAGCACAACCACCAACACCACCACCGCCACCACCAGCAACAGGAGGAGGTCCGCCAGTTGGACCTAAACTCGCTCTTTTTGGAGGCAGAACTTTCACCAGAAGAGACATTGAGGGTATGAGGAGACAGGGTGCATCAGAGGAATATATTAGAAGTCTACAAGCGAAGGTTGGTGACACTCCTTTCCGAGACCAATAAATAATCACACTGAAATATACTATAGGATATTATGCCTTTACCGAAAATTGCTACACCAACATATGAATTGGTTTTGCCTTCTACTGAGCAAAAAGTAAAATACAGACCATTTCTTGTTAAAGAAGAAAAACTTCTTGTCATTGCACTAGAATCTGAAGACACAAAACAAATTACTAATGCAATTAAATCGGTTATTAAAAATTGCATTTTAACAAGAGGAATTAAAGTAGAGTCTTTGCCGACTTTTGATATTGAATATTTGTTTTTAAATATTAGGGGGAAATCTGTTGGAGAGGTAATCGATGTTAATATCATTTGCCCCGATGACGGTGAAACAACTGTTCCAATTCAAATCAATGTTGATGAAATTCAGGTTGTGAAGAGTGATGATCATGATACAAAAATAAAATTAGATGATAGTCTAATGATGCAAATGAAATACCCATCATTGGATCAATTCATTAAGAGTAATTTTGATTTTACAGATGACAATGCTATGGAGCAATCTTTTGAACTGGTTGCTGCCTGTGTAGATCAAATCTTCAATGAAGAAGAAGCGTGGTCTACTGCTGATGTGACAAAGAAAGAATTGTTAGATTTCTTGGATCAAATGAACACATCGCAATTTAAACAAGTTGAAAAGTTCTTTGAGACAATGCCAAAACTTTCACATAAAGTTATGGTAAAAAATCCAGAAACAAATGTAGAAAGTGAGGTAGTTTTGGAGGGTCTGTCGAGTTTTTTCGCATAGGCATGGTTCATATGGACCTGCCTAATTATTTCCGCCTTAATTTTTCGTTAATGCAGTACCATAAATATTCATTGACTGAAATTGAAAATATGATACCTTGGGAGAGAGACGTATATGTCGAACTTCTCAGGCAACACATAGAGGAAGAAGAGTACAAACAACAGCAGAATGCCAACAACAAGTACTAGAGAACAAATAGATGAAAGAATTCTAAGAATAATCGGTCTCGAAGACTATGAAGTCGAGATGGATTATTCTACTTATAAAAGTGCTATTAAAGAGTTCTTATCTGCTGTAGATAGAGGAAAGAAAGTAGATAGTGGAGAAGTTGAATTAGTATCAACAGAGTTTAAAAGAATAAAAAGGAAGCAAGGTAGATTTAGAGTAGAACCAAAAAAGACAAAGATATCTGCAGAATCACTAGGTATTGGTGGTATTAAAAAACAGACTGGGGCAGTACAAGGAAGATTGATGCTTCCCCCTGGTGGAGGCGGTGCGCTTGCTAAAACAAACGTCGATGCAATATCAAAAGAAGATGTAGGAGAAAATCCTTTAATCACTATTAGTAAGACTCTTGATTCGATATTAGCAACTTTAGTTAAGATTGCTGATCAAAGCAAAGACTCTGCAGAAGCAGAAAGAAAAAAAGCAGAGCAGGATAAGAGAAAGAAGAGGGAACTTGGATTAGAATCAAAAGTATTTGAAGGACTTAAAAAAGCAGTATCGACTGTAACAAAACCATTTCAAAGTATTTTTGATAAAATAATTAAATTTATTATGTTTACTTTGATCGGAAGAGCAGTAGTTAAACTGTTTGATTGGTTTAGTGATAAAAAGAATAAGGATAAGATACAAAGCATCTTCAGATTCCTTAAGGATAAGTGGCCACTTCTCTTAGCACTGTATTTGAGATTTGGAACAGGATTCGGAAGATTCATTGGCACACTAACAAATCTTTTAATAAAAGGTGCGGTAAAACTTTCGATCGTTATTGCAAAACTTTTAGCAGCAAAGAAAGTAGCAGGTGCTAGACGTATTGCTAGTTTCCTTAGCGGTGGAAAAGGAAAACTTTTAACTGGCGCTTTAAGTATTGGTGCCACTGCTTTAACTGTAGGGGCAACCTCAAATGCAATTAGTAATTTTGGAGGAGTAGATCCAGAACCATCCCAATCTGGATCTGAAAAACCACCAACGCCAAAATTTAATGGTGGTGGTTTGATGAACATTGGGAGAATGTTCAGTGGTCTTGTAAAAGGACCTAAAGGAAAAGACAAAGTTCCTGCAATGCTTACTGACGGGGAATTTGTGATGTCGAATGGTGCTGTTGAGAGATATGGAGTTGACACTTTAGAGTCAATGAATGCGGCAGGTGGCGGAACTAATATCCCAGAAATATCAATGGAAGGTGTGACTTATGCTTCTGGTGGTGGATATATTGGAGAAGATGCTGGTAAGGAAAGGGTAAGAGATCCATTACTTATTAAGAATTCTAGAATTGATGCAACAAAAATATCATCTAGTCCTGTTACGAGTCCTAGTAGTTCAGTTGATTTAAATGCAAATGTAGGAGATTTCGATATTGATGTAAGAGTGTCTGAGTTAATGAAGAGTACCAGTTCTGGTAAAATTGCAAATTACGATAAAGAGTATGGAAGAGGTGCATATGAAAGAAAACTTCGCCAGAAATTGGAAAAAATTTACTCTTCATCAAATAAATCAGATTTATCTCTGCCACCTGATATAAAAACCACAGGTCCACTTCTGGGTAGGATGGCGATGAATCTTCCTATTCCTGGCATGAGTGGAGGTGGCGGCGGCACTAATGCTTTGACAAATCAGGCAAAAGTTAGATCTATTCCTGGTATGCTTAGTAGTTTATTTGATTCTTTTAGAAAAAAAGAGATTGATACACAGACTATTCTTGAGGAAGTAAAATCCAGAGCAAAGAGTATGGCAACATCCATGGGTGGAACGGTTAAGGATGGAAATATAGGAACACCAACAGCACAAGAACAAAAAGACTTTGATACTCTTGCTGCAAGCAAAGCAAAACTAAAGGGTTCCTCCTTTATGGGAACACCTAAACAAGATGATTCTGCATTGAGAGCAGAATATTTGGCAATACAAGACGATCCACATCACCCACTCCATACAAAAGTGAGAGGTGGATATGATGTTGATGATTTTGGAATGTCTTTTTCTGAATTTAAGAGATTTAAAAAAGGACCACAAGTGCAGTCTGCTGCAACAACATCCCCGACAAAACATTTATCTTCTTCTAATCAAAAAAAATCCGCGCCAAAGATTACTCCGATTCCGATGGCAAAACCAGAAACTTATGCTGCAAAAATGAGTCAGAGACAGAAAAATAAGCGTGGTAGTGGAGCGAGAGGACAAACGGCACCAAGTCCTTCACCTACTCATAGCAGTGGAACTTCATTGGCACAGGCAACACTGGGAGTTAAGCGATAATGGCAAATCTAATTCCATATGGAAAGGGCGAGTCATCAATCGTCAAACCAAAAACTAATATTTCTAAAGCACTTGTTAAAATATCAAAAGTAAAAAGTGATGGAGGTAAAATTGTTAAGAGTTCTAATATTAATATTTTAGAATCAATTAAACAAAAAGTAATTTCTGTCGATACTATTTTAAAAAGTTCTTTTTTAACAAAAAAGAAGATACAGGAAAAAGATAGAAAGGATGAAGAGAAAGAAGAATTTAAAGCAAGAGAAAAGGCACTAGAAAAGAATAAACCGAAAGATGTTAAGGGCGTCAAAGTGCCAGCAGCACCCAAACTCGGGTTGTTTGGGTGGATAAAAAGATTCCTTTTTAACACTCTTTTAGGGATTATTGCAGTAAAGTTATTACCTGTTGTACCAGATTTACTAAAGATATTTCCTAAGATTGTCTCTGCTGGAGAATTCATTATGAATATCTCTGGAAAACTTTTGGATGGATTTGTAACTTTTGTTGATTGGGGATATAAAGCACTTGACGGAACAAAAGAATTTTTAAAGAATGTTGGTGGTGAGGGACTAGCAGAGAATTTTGATAAGTTCACTGGTTTAATGGGTACGTTAATTGATGTAGCGATAGTGACTGCTATCGCAACTGCATCTTCGGGTGGTGGTGGTGATGGTCCTGGAATTGGTG